CTCGTAAGGGCGTGATGACTCGTTATGGTAAAAAGATGGTTCGTCCAGATATGTACGGACTCGTCATTGTACGAGGACTCACTGGTGAGGCAGGCGCAACTAGCTAAACACTAGTAGCCAAATAAAACGTAAAGCCTTCGTCTTCGGACGGGGGCTTTCGTGTTTATGGAACTACTTATAGGTGAACTTAAGGTTCAAACCAAAGTTATCGGGTAGACTTTGAGCTACCCCCTAGTATTGTTGAAATAGACCGATATAGGGACATGATTATAAAAGGAGGGTTTTTAACTATGGGAACAAAAAGAATAGGCCTTGCAAGAATTGAGGCGTTAATGGAGAATTTAAAGAGAGAGATTTCTTTCGGTGCAAATAGCGTTCATCTTGGCGCTCGTAGAAAGGTTACGAGCATCACAGATTCAACATATACAGTCACTGAAGCACAGTCCGGGACGATTTTTACGCTTAATGCCGCAGCCGGAATTGTAGTTACGCTACCAGCCGCCAAGGCAGGACTTGAGTATGAATTTTATGTTGAAACTGCTTTAACAAGTAATGCTTATACGGTTAATGCGGCTTCTTCGTCTGATACGCTCACGGGCACACTCAGGCTGATTGATATCGCGGTGTTGGGATCGCATATTGATAATAATGATAATGTAATCACCACTGGCGTTTCTATTCCAGCCGCAGCAGATCATCAGTTGGTAACAAACAAGACAACCACTGGTGGTCTTGCTGGTTCACACTGGAAATACACCTGTATAACGGACGCATTATGGCAAGTAAGTGGAACAAATATTTGTTCTTCTGGTGCGACATTAGCAACTCCATTTACCTGATTCTTAAGGTTTTTGGTTTTGTTTACATTAAACCCCCTTCCAATCGGTTGGGGGTTTTTGTTTTAAAAACGTCGATTTGCCAAAAAATATCGCCAGTAAATTTTTGAGATTTTCCTTTTATAAAAATAAAACTATTTATTATATAACAAGGAGTTTCCATGGGAAAGAAAAGAAGACTAAAATCTGCAAAGGCGAAGTTTAGCGCCAAACACGCTAACCATCCTCGTATGCAAAATCTAAATAGAGAGGACATACTCGAAGTAGAAGCTGCAGCAGTTGTTCCAGAGCCAGAAGTTGTCTTACAAGAGGAAAAAGTTGAAATAAAGCCAAAAGCCTCTCCGAAGCCAAAAACAGCTAAAAAGCCTAGGCGAACCACAAGAAAGAAGACAACTAAAAAGACTGTATCTACAACAGCCTAGTTAAAATTTGTTTGAATAATAAAGCCTCCAGTATATCTGGGGGTTTTGTTTTATGAGCAACTATTTACGTAATGAACCGTTGAAGGAACCAAATAATGCCAACTAATCTAAGTCCAAGATCTACTCAGAGCGCCATTATATTATCATCTACTGGTTCTGCTGCAGCAGTCGCCGCAGCGGTACCTTTTCAAGTTTACACGGGATCTGTAGATTTTTTAACCGGTGCTGCATTGCAGGTAAAATATGTATACAAAAAACTTGGCGGTGATGTTGTTGATATCGAATTAACGCCGGCTAACGTTTATGCGGCATATGAAGAAGCAGTTTTAGAGTATTCGTATATTTTTAATCTCCATCACGGAAAAAATACACTTTCAAGTGTTTTGGGCGATACTACTGGTACATTTGATCATAAAGGTGATAGAAAAACAGGCCCATCGAATGCTAATTTGAAATATCCAAGATATCAATTCACATATGCTAAAGCAGTTGGAGATGGAATGGCATCAGTTGGCGGTTTCGGCGGTTCTATTAGAGAATATTCCGCTTCATTCAGGCCGGTTAGTAATGTACAGGATTATGATATTCAGAATATTATTTCAAGTTCATCAGCTTCAGGGGTTAATGAAAACAGCGAGGCTGTCCCTTATTCGGGAAAAGTTGGCGACAACAGAGTGTACGTCACAAAAGTTTTTTTCAAGTCTCCACGGGCAATGTGGCGCTTCTATGGTTACTATGGAGGCGTAGGTGTGGTTGGCAATTATTCTACCTATGGACAGTTCTCAGATGATTCGACTTTCGAAATTATTCCAACCTGGCAGAACAAAATGCAGGCAATTATGTATGAAGATTCAATCTATACTAGAACATCTCACTATTCTTATGAATTGATAAACAACAGAATAAGATTGTATCCCAACCCTAGCGATTGGGCATTTCAAGATGCTCAGAAGATTTGGGTTAGGTTCTATATTAAGACAGACGCGACGGATGAAGACGACAACTATAGAACGGGTGTTAATGGTGTTAATAACGTCAATACAATGCCTCTCGACAACATACCTTATGCGAATATTAACGCAATCGGCAAGCAATGGATCCGAAAATACGCACTGGCGTTGTGTAAGGAGATGCTTGGGCAGATTAGAGGCAAATTTACAACACTTCCTATTCCTGGCGAGAGTGTGACATTGAATCATTCTGAGTTATTGTCGCAGGCTAAAGAAGAACAGCAGCAGCTTAGAGATAAGTTGATGGAAATTTTGAAAGAGATGGAATACTCAGAGCTTATCAAGAAAGATGCGGAGATAACAGAGGCAGCTACCAATACTTTGAAGCATTCACCGTTGCCTATTTTTGTAGGATAATAGATAACAATGTCAGACGAATGGAAAAAGCCCACACAACCCCCGCCGCCTCTGTTCTTGGGAAAGAAAGAACGTGATTTAGTAAAACAAATCAATGATGAATTAATAGAGAAAGTCATTGGTCAGCAAGTACTTTATTATTCTATCGATATGGAGACGACGAATTTTCACGAACTATATGGAGAAGCAATAGAAAAAACATATTTGTCCCCAATTCGTGTTTATGCGTTAGTTGAGTTTACTGACTCTTCAACAACGTATATGGAGAACGCAGGGATTGATAAGTCTTGGGAGATAAATGTACATTTTCATAAGAGAAGATTAGAAGAAGATCAAGATTTATATGTCCGTGAGGGTGATTTTGTTTTATATGGCGATAATTATTATGAGATAATTAAGTTGTCTCAAAATAAACAATTGTTCGGACAAGTTAATAGTATATTTGAGATATCTGCGATTTGTAAGCGAGCAAGGAAGGGACTATTCGATGCTACCTGATAATTTTGATTTTGCTATGATGCCACCGGGTGAATATCATCTTGGTGAAGTGGGGATGCTAGCATCTACCATTGAAACTATCGATTATTCTATAATGTTGTGGTTAAAAGAAGATTTAAATATGAGCGCTAGAACAAGTGAAGGATGGAAGAAAGTACCTGTGCTATGGCAGGCGCCCGAGAGAGCATATCAAATCAAACACAATAAGGATTTGAGAGATGATTCTGGTGCATTAAAACTTCCCCTGATATCAATAGAAAGAACTGGCATCACAAAAGATCCAACTAGAAAGGGAGGATATCAAGCGCATGTATATTCAAAGGATAAAAATGGCAGAACCGGCCGCATGGTTATAGCAAAAAGAATAGTTCAAGACAAAACAAGGAACTTTGCTGTAGCTGGAAATGTACGTTCTCAGAATAAAGTTAATGGCGATGGTTCCCCGCAGCGTTATTCCCCAAGAGTAAATAAAAAAATTGTCATACAGAGTGTGTCAATTCCTATTCCTGTGTATGTGAATGTGGAATATAAAATTAGCCTCAAAACTGAATACCAACAACAAATGAATGATTTGTTGGCGCCTTTTATTGCGAGAACAGGACAAATTAATGCGTTTGTAATGAGAAGAAACGGACATCTGTATGAGGGGTTCGTTGATCAAGGATTCACACATAGTAATAATGTTAATAATCTCGCAGAAGAAGTAAGAATGTTTAGTTCTGAAATTACCATTAAAATATTGGGTTATTTAATAGGCGAGGGTGAAAATGACGATCGTCCTGTTGTAAGAGTGGATGAAAACGTAGTAGAAATAACATTCCCTTCAGAGAGAGTAGTTCCTGAAGGTAATGATGATATTTTTCTTCCTTGAAGAAGAGCGTTTTGAGAATAGAAATACTATTTATTCTTGATTGCACTATCGTTTAAGTGATTTAATAATGAGGAATTCACAATATGTCAGTTAAAAATTTTAAATTTGTATCTCCTGGAGTGTTTATCAACGAGATTGATAATTCTTTTATTCCAAAAAAACCTGAAGCCATTGGCCCATGTATTATCGGTCGTTCTACTCGTGGCTTGGCGATGCAGCCTATAAAAGTAGAATCATATTCAGATTTTGTTACAATGTTCGGAGATACCGTTCCTGGGTACGGAGGGGGAGATGTTTATCGTAATGGTAATTATCAGTCTCCGATGTATGGCACGTATGCTGCAAAAGCATTTTTGAAATCAAGCGTTGCTCCAGTAACTTTTATTCGACTTCTCGGACAGCAAGATACAGATGCTACAAGTGGATATGCTGGATGGAAGACAACTAATACTCCTAATCGCAACCCGATGGATAATGGTGGTGCTTATGGATTGTGGTTATTCCACAGCGGCACTGTTGCTGCTTGCGCCACTGGTTCTTTAGGTGCTATTGTATATTGTAATTCCGGTAGTGTGGTTTATTTGAGTGGTAATATTCGGGGCGGCTATTCGAATAGCCCTGAATCTACCAATGTTACAGCCGCTGCTGGCGCCATGATTGGTACTGATGGTAACAATCTTATGACGATATATACCAGCGGCGCCCAAGGTATAGATACATATAAAGTTAACTTTGATGATAATAGTGAGAATTTTATTCGTAAGAAATTAAACACAAACCCTCAGTTATGTTCTGCTGGGGGCACCTATTACCCATCTGCTTCGGCAAAAACTCATTGGCTTGGTGAGACATTCGAGCAATTTATTAGAGAACAAGGGGTGTTTAGCGGATCCGCACAGGGAGTTATTCTGCCTATTTTCAGCGGCTCTTCGACGTATGATCCTTCACAGATGGCACAACAAGCATCCCAAGAAGGAAGAACAAGTTGGTTCATTGGCCAAGACATGGGCGCTAGTGGTGATTTCGTTCCTTTTAATAAGCAAAAACTTTTCCGCTTGATTGGAAGAGGCCACGGAGAGTGGTTGCATAAGAATATTAAAGCTTCAATTTTAAAAATTCGACAATCAACTTCAACTTCGACTGATTATGGTACGTTTTCCTTAGTTCTTCGAAAACTTCACGACACCGATAATGCAGTAGTTATAATGGAGAGATTTGACAATCTTACATTAGATCCACGTTCTCCAAATTTTATTGCGCGAAGAATCGGTGATCAATATACTTCTTGGGATACCACAGAGAAGAGACTTAAAGCATATGGTGATTATCCCAATAAGTCAAAATTTATTCGGGTAGAAATGAATCCCGACGTAGAAGCCGGCGCCACAGATCCTGTATTGCTTCCATTCGGATACTTTGGTCCTCCTAAGTATACTAATATTGTTGATGTTCAAGCGTATGGAAACCATCAAGCGGTTGCAGCTGGCAATGGCATAGCGTTAACTGCTAGTTTTGCAACTGGATCGGCAGCTCAACCCACAGGAGAACCCGCGGTCTTTATCTCAGGTGCGATACAGCCAACCGAGTCTTACACATATGCTCAATCAGCTATAGAGCTGGCGCTTACGGCTTCTCTCAATTTCCCAACGAATACACTGAGAGTTTCAGGAACTGATGGCGGGTTAAGCTTAGTTAGTGACGCACATTATGGATTTTCTTCTAGAAGAACTGCCGCCACGACTATATCAGACCCAAGCATAGCAGATATGCACCGGCCTTTATATGCAAATTTCCCAGATGATCCGACAAGTTCAACCATTGGAGGTGTTGATTCTTACGCGTATGTCTTCTCTCTTGATGATATTGTTTTGAAAACAGGCACTACAACCGGCTGGTATCATTCCTCTGGTTCTAGAACGAGAGGCTCTTCATATACTTCGGCATCTTATACGAATCTTTTGAATGCTGAAATTAATCGCTTTACTGCTCCTTTCTGGGGTGGTGCTGATGGTTTTGATATCATGAAGCCTGATCCTTTGTACAATCTGGGGATGTCCTCCACATCTACAGAACAAGATAGTTACATTTATCATACATATAAGCGCGCCATCGACACTGTTGCAGATCCAGAATATATTAATATGAATGTTCTCTCTGTACCAGGACTTACTAATGATTCGCTTACTACTCATATGATTAATGTTTGTGAAGAAAGAGGTGATGCATTAGCTCTTGTAGATCTTGCAAATGTTTATATTCCTCCTCATGAGAAGTATTACGCTTCGAAATCAAGTAGAATAGGTACAACTCCAACAAACGCGGCATCTGCTTTACGTGATAGACAGATTAATTCAAGTTATGGTTGTACTTTCTATCCTTGGGTTCACGTTCGAGATGAATCAACAGGTACGCTAGTGTGGTGTCCTCCATCTGTCGCAATGATGGGAGTGTTTGCTAGTTCAGAGAAAGCATCTGCTCTTTGGTTTGCCCCTGCCGGCTTTAATAGAGGTGGCTTAACAGAAGGAGCAGC